TCTGTGAGGGGCCACAATGCGCTCTACCCCTCGTAGCCCTAAACTATCATAATGTTGAAATTAGGATCCATTGGGCTACAGCAGCTTCAAATTATAACGTTGAATGTTTCGCGAATTATTATTACCTCGACAACGAGGAGCGTGGTCAGGTTGCATCTAGAAAACATGATCTCCTCATAACACAAGTCCAAAAAAATATTGCTTCGGGTACTTTAGTTCAAGAACTTACGTTTAATCATCCAGTAAAATATTTAGCATCCTCGGATACAACAACTGATGGTGCCCTCACATCTCCCACAAACAAAGTTAAATTAAACATAAATGGTCTCGATGTAAGTAACTACAAATGGGGTAAACCACATTTTATAGACGTCACGAGTTATTATCACACAAACTTCGTAACTTCTCCAGATTTCTTTCTTTATTGTTTCTGCCTCTCAACATCCAGCTTACAACCCACAGGCACACTCAATTTCAGTCGTGTATCGTCAGCTACTATCATGAGTGAGTCTATGAACATTAATGACCCAATTTATGCAGTAAATTACAACATATTGAGAGTGGAAAATGGTATGGCTGGTTTACTTTACGCAAATTAAAATACAATACTATAATAAATGGTCAAGACCTTACCGACCGTTGAAAGGTCAACCAAAATTAGGTTTGGTCGCCATGCCCAAGAAGACCAGGGTGAAAACTCGATAGTCCTAAATGCGAGTAATACCGCGGTTGATGCTACAGAAGGAGGGGCTGTATACATTACACCAGTTCGTTTTGATGATACATATGCTGATAAAACGGAAATTGTATTGATGATGTATAATCGAAATACAAAAGAGATGGTAGAGTCTGGAGAACCTGCATCAACACTAATTTCAGATGTGAGTCTTCAAAATTCAACAACACAAGGTAATGTCACTTCGAATTCTATGATTTTTTATAATAACGCTGTTGCATTTGTTACTTCTGGTAATGTGGGTATATCAAATGCTCTAGCTTCTCATACTTTGAGTGTCGGTTCGAATCTTTACGTTGATGATTATGGTACAAATGTTTTAGTCGTTTCTGGTGGGGTTGGTATCACTGACACTACGACTTCAACATCTGCTACAACTGGTGCCCTTAAAGTTGCCGGTGGTATCAGTACCGAAGAAAACTTAAATGTTGGGGCTGTCACAAAAGTATTATCTGCGACTGATTCTACTTCTAAAACCACTGGTGCCTTAATTGTCACTGGTGGTGTGGGTATTTCTAAAAATATTCATGGTAAGAATGTTTTCGTTGAAGATGTAGTCTCAAATAGCGTAGTAATTCTAGATACAACGGATGCTACTTCTAAAACCACTGGTACCCTAACTGTCGCTGGCGGTATAGGTGTTGCTAAAAATATTCATGGTAAGAATGTTTTCGTTGAAGATGTAGTCTCAAATAGCGTAGTCATTTTAGATACTACTACTTCAACCTCGGATACTACGGGTGCCCTCCAAGTGGTGGGTGGTATCAGTACTCAAGAAAACCTGAATGTTGGAGGCACCACAGATGCCTCTTCTAAAACCACCGGTGCCCTAATTGTCACCGGTGGTGTGGGTATTTCCAAAAACATCCACGCTTTAAACGCTAATTTTGAAGATGTCGAAGCTGATAGTGTAGACATTACAGACACTACATTATCTTACAACCAAACAACTGGTGCTCTCAAGGTTGCCGGTGGTTTAGGTGTAGCTGGAAATGTTCATTGTGGTAACCTCACATTAACCGGTAATTTAGTCGTTACAGGAAATACAACAGTTATTAATGCAAACAATCTTGTAGTTCAAGATCCTATAATTGAACTTGGTAAGGGTAATTTAGCCGGTTTGGACACCGGTATACTTATGAATAATCCCCTAACAAGTGGGAATAAAGGTAATGTCGCTGTGATTTATGATTTCTCCACATCCAACCTTGAAATTGGTCATACTCTCAGTAGTGCTAATAATTCTCCAGTTATTATGAATACATCAAACGCAATCGCAGTTAATATAAATGGTACTCTAGGAGTTACGAGTACAACTGCATCTTCATCTAAAACCACCGGTGCAGTGACCATAGGTGGTGGTTTGGGTGTTGTGGGTGATATTCACGCCACACACGCCAACTTTGAGGATGTTGAGGCTGATAGTGTTACTATCACTGATAACACTACATCCACTTCAGCAACCACTGGTGCCCTAAAGGTTGTGGGTGGTATCAGTACCCAAGAAAACTTGAACGTTGGTGCGGTTGCTAAGGTAATCTCAGCCACAGATGCCTCGTCTAAAACCACTGGTGCCCTAATTGTCACAGGTGGTGTGGGTATTTCGAAGAACATTCATGCTTTACACGCCAATTTTGAAGATGTTGAGGCTGATAGTGTCACTATAACTGACAATACTACGTCATCCTCGGCGACTACAGGTGCTCTAAAGGTTGTGGGTGGTATAAGTACCCAAGAAAACCTAAATGTTGGGGCTGTCGCTAAGGTAATCTCAGCCACAGATGCCTCGTCTAAAACCACTGGTGCCCTAATTGTCACAGGTGGTGTGGGTATTTCTAAGAATATTCATGCTCTACATGCCAATTTTGAAGATGTAGAGGCTGATAGTGTCACAGTGACGGATACAACCACTTCAGACTCAGCAACTACAGGTGCCCTCAAGGTTGCAGGTGGTATCAGTACTCAAGAAAATTTGAACGTTGGAGCTGTTGCTAAGGTAATCTCAGCCACGGATGCTACTTCTAAAACCACTGGTGCCCTAATTGTCACTGGTGGTCTAGGCGTTGCTAAGAATATTCATGGTAAAAATGTCTTCGTGGAAGACGTTGTCTCGAATAGTGTAGTCATTCTAGATAATACTACTTCAGACTCAGCAACAACGGGTGCCCTAAAGGTTGTGGGTGGTATCAGTACCCAAGAAAACCTAAATGTTGGAGCTGTTGCTAAGGTAATATCTGCCACTGATGCTACTTCTAAAACCACGGGTGCTCTAATTGTCACTGGTGGTCTAGGCGTTGCTAAGAATATTCATGGTAAAAATGTGTTCGTAGAGGACGTTGTGTCCAATAGTGTAGTCATTCTAGATACAACTACTTCAACCTCTGCTACAACAGGTGCCCTAAAGGTTGTGGGTGGTATAAGTACCCAAGAAAACCTAAATGTTGGAGCTGTTGCCAAGATAATATCCGGGACTGATGCTACTTCAAAAACCACAGGTGCCTTGATTGTCACTGGTGGTCTAGGAGTTGCTAAAAATATTCATGGTAAAAATGTCTTCGTAGAGGACGTCGTCTCCAATAGTGTAGTCATTCTGGATACAACAACTTCATCCTCAGATACAACTGGTGCTCTCAAGGTTGTGGGTGGTATCAGTACCCAAGAAAACTTGAACGTTGGAGCTGTTGCCAAGGTGTTATCCGATACAGATGCTTCATCTAAAACCACCGGTGCCTTAATTGTTACTGGTGGTGTAGGTATTTCGAAGAATATTCACGCTTTACATGCTAATTTCGAGGATGTTGAGGCCGATAGTGTTACTATTACAGATAACACAACTTCAGACTCAGCTACAACGGGTGCCCTTAAGGTTGTGGGTGGTATCAGTACCCAAGAAAACTTGAACGTTGGAGCTGTTGCTAAGGTAATATCAGCTACTGATGCATCATCAAAAACGACTGGTGCCCTAATTGTCACAGGTGGTGTCGGTATTTCGAAGAACATTCACGCTTTACACGCCAATTTCGAAGATGTGGAAGCCGATAGTGTTACTATTACAGATAACACAACTTCAGACTCAGCAACTACTGGTGCCCTCAAGGTTGTGGGTGGTATAAGTACTCAAGAAAACTTGAACGTTGGAGCTGTTGCCAAGGTAATCTCAGCCACGGATGCTACTTCTAAAACCACAGGTGCTTTAATTGTTACTGGTGGTATAGGGGTTGCTAAAAATATTCATGGTAAGAATGTCTTCGTTGAGGACGTCGTCTCCAATAGTGTAGTCATTCTAGATACCACAACATCATCCTCTGCAACAACAGGTGCACTCAAGGTTGTTGGTGGTATAAGTACCCAAGAAAACTTGAATGTTGGAGCTGTTGCTAAGGTAATATCAGCCACAGATGCCTCTTCTAAAACCACTGGTGCCCTAATTGTAACTGGTGGTGTAGGTATTTCAAAGAACATTCATGCTCTACATGCGAACTTTGAGGATGTTGAGGCCGATAGTGTCACAGTGACAGATACTACTACCTCAACCTCGGCTACAACGGGTGCCCTCAAGGTTGCCGGTGGTATAAGTACCCAAGAAAACCTAAATGTTGGAGCTATGGTGAAGGGTGCTACCATCTCAGGTACCAATGTATATGGTACCCTAGCTGGAGCTAATACAGCAGCTGTTACTACCCTAACTGCCTCCGGTATGGTAAAGGGTGCTACCATCTCAGGGACCAATGTATACGGTACCCTAGCTGGGGCTAATACAGCAGCTGTGACTACCCTAACTGCCTCTGGTATGGTAAAGGGTGCTACCATCTCAGGGACTAATGTATATGGTACTCTAGCTGGGTCTAATGCAGCAGCTGTTACTACCTTATCAGCCTCGGGTGTGGTGACCCTAACAGATGCAACGGAGGCGACATCATCAACTACAGGTGCTCTCAAGGCAGCTGGTGGTGTCGGTATTGCTAAGGATGTGTACGTCGGGGAACGTGCCTATGTCACTGGGGGTCTCATCACAAATACTGGGGGTCTGGGGCGAAAAACGTACAGTTTATCGAATAGTATGCCTGCGAGTGTATCCCCCACAACAAATATTCACTTTACTTCCAATATATTCCATGCAAAAATTACAGCTACCCTTGTTGATAGAAATGAGCACGTGAGTACAATATTACTCGATGTAAATGGTGGTTCCCAAGCGGGGAGCATCAACTCTGGTAGTAATGTAATTTCAGTGGGCAATCAAACTATTTTTGGTACAACTGACAACGCTACACCATGGGCGTCAAATGTAAGCACTACAGCTAATACAGTTGCGCTATACACTTCAGGAGCTATGGCGGTTTCTGGTAATGTTCACGTTTTTGTTGAATATATGTCACCAACCTCAGGTGGTGGAGTACACGCAATTGCCCATAATGGTGACGCACTAGCTACATTCGGCTACTAAACTATACATCCAAAACTTTTCAAACATCATTTTTTTAGGAGCGCTCCAGACTGCTAAAAAAATTGTGGAGTTATAATAACAAGTTACCCCATGACGAATATCAACACGTTTCAAGGTGACGTATTCATTCATGAATATATCAAACACACTGGGGATGACAACAACCTCTTTGGGTTTTCGGGTACAGATACATTCAAAATCGCCACAGCTGGGACCGATCGTTTGACTATCGACGCTAGCGGCCTCGTCGGAATTGGCACCTCAGATCCCAAAGATATCACACATATATTTGAGGCCTCAACCTCACAAACCACTGGATTATTGATCGAAAAACAGAATTCTGGTTCCGGTTGTGCGAGCATTTTATTTGGGACCGCCGCAAGCAATGAAAGCTCGACAGGTAAAGGAAAAGCTGGTATATTTTTCGAAAGGACCGCCGCGAACGGGCGTGGTAAATTACATTTCCTTAACGATAGTGTCGACGATGCTAACGGAGTGGCGAAAGCCGATACTAAAATGACTATACTAAATAACGGCTACGTCGGCATAGGGTTAGAGCAACCGATAAATAAATTGCATGTTGATGTCGGTACGGCGTCTTATGAAGGTATTCATTTGAGTACGACTAACACAGGATTCGCAAAACTCATAGGAAATGCAGGAGATGGTGGTCATAACTCTCTAGTCAAAAGTGGAGACACAGGTATAGTTTTCTCACCTGACGGCTCCTCCACCAGCACCGCATCGGGGAAGGGCTTTTACATCACTCCATGGGCGAACACAACTTCTGGTCTGAAGATCCTCGATAGCGGCAACGTCGGCATAGGGGTCGCGCTTCCGGCTTACCCACTAGATGTAAATGGGGTTATACGCGGTGGATGTCCGGTCTTTTTCCAAAGATCATCAGGGAATAATACGGGGACCGGCTCGACGGTTAATTTTAATCGGCAGATATACGGAGTAGGTTTTGGAAGCTACGGTTTTAATATCTCCACGGATAAATTTTACGCACCCATTGCTGGTTACTATCATCTCATATTCGGTTGTATGTCTAATTTTGGTAATGGCGTCCACGCGTACCGCTTCAGGCTAAATGGTTCGGATCATCCATACTCTACTCAGGACGCGAGAGTATACGGTTACATCGAAGGCGGTACTGGCACCCGTACTTATATGAGATTATGTGGGTCAACAGTCATGTATCTAGGTGTTGGGCAATATGCGGAGATCCTTAACGAGCCGAATACGTCATCATTACATGAATCTTATAATCAATTCACAGGATTTTATTTAAGCACATGAATCTTATAATCAATTCACAGGATTTTATTTAAGCAATGCGTCATGAGGTTGCACAAATCTTCTGCAGGTAATATAAATATGGATGAAGAACTGTCTCTAAATATGCTACGTGCCACTAACATTGAGAGCATAATAGAGTCTTGGAACCCCAAACCGGAGTGGTATAGATTTGGACATACATGGGAATCTATTGAGGTTCCCGAAGGGTTCGAAAAACCCCCACAGGAGGAGTTCGATACCAAGCTTCAAGAACTCATGGATGCCGAACCCCTCAATGAACTCCGCTTCAAGCGGAACGCCCTCCTCGAACAGACCGATCGGTATGCTACCCCAGATTATCCTCACTCGAATGTAGTGATACAACAGACCTGGTTTGATTATCGCCAAGCTCTCAGGGATCTCCCCGCCACAACCGAAGATCCAGAAAATCCAATATGGCCAACTCCTCCCCAATAAACAACTTTCCTCCAAAGCGGACACTTCTTACAAATTGTATCCCAGTTTGTAAGTCTTCCCAGCTTAAAAATAAACTCTCACTATATTATAAAATGTCTGGTGGTATTGCCCAACTCGTAGCCGTCGGAGCCCAGGATGTACACCTCGTCGGTCAGCCCGAGGTGAGCTTCTTCCGCTCCACCTACAAACGTCATACAAATTTTTCCCAAACTG